ACCTTTGCGTCTCCATCTACAACATATAGTTCATTATCAACCTCTATCTTTGAACAAATTTTAATTTTTTCATAAGCTGCTGCTTTTACTTTAATTCTAATTTGGCCCTCAGATCCAACTAGATTCATTTGCCCATTACCATCAATGATATCTTCTTTTTGCTCGTTTTTATAATATACTCTAGCACTGTAAGTATATCTTTCGAGAGTTTCTTCTGAAGATATTTTCGCTACATCTTTCCTCCTACCATATAGAGGATTATAATTTAATTCGGCAGGAACACTTGATACTTCTTTGACATAAACATAAATGTCTCTAGCAAAAGTATCGTGAACATCACTTAATGCTGAATTAATAGCTGTTTTTTCTGCGTCTGTAAGAAGTGAGGCCATAGTGTCATGTTAATGTCCCAGATAGGGTGTAAGTGCCATCAGTTCCTGCGACTTGAATAGGTGAAGATTTTTGGTAATTGTATTGATATAAAAGATCATTTAATCTTTCGCTCGTCTCAACAGACAAATCTCTATATGTTTTAGCAACAGAGTTTTTATTTTGTCTTTGTATAGTTGTATCACCCTCTTTTATAGTAACCCAATCAACAGAATCAGAATAAGTAAATGATCTTAGAGATTCTCTAGCAGATTTTTGATAATACCAAAGTTCATAAAGAGTCCCAAAGATACTCTTCTCCACATCTGCTAAACCTGTGCCATTCATTCTGATAGCACCAGTTGAGTTTACTTCGAACTCTTCATGGATGAGACCATTAAGCTCTCCAATGTTAGTTTCTAGCCACCCAGAAACAAAACCAACATTATATGACCCTGTATCATTAGGGAAATCATATGTTACGATGTCAGTAGCTAAAACTCCAAGATCATTCATTATTTAAAAGCCGTCCTTAAATAACCTTACAGTAGAATCATAGTCTGGGGAACTTGGATCTAAAATTGGTTTAGCAGAACCTTGAACAGTAACGTTATGTTTTTGCACATAAAAATCAAAAGACTTCATCAAAGACTTCCTAAGTAGATTCATATTCCTTTCTCTAGGAACCCCTACCCTAGCAGCTAAATCAGTTAATTCTGAAGCCGAGGATGCCTCCACGCGCTGTTTGAAGATGTCTCGGTGCAAAGTTCCATATGGATTCATTTGAGGCATTCCTAGGAGTTCCTCAAGCTCTTTAACTTTTTCGATTTGCTCTTCTTTTTTACTTCGATCTTTGCCGTCTGTTACATCGAATTCCTCCAAGTGTTTTCTCTCAATTCCCTTGGAAACTGGCAAACTTTCAAGACTCTCTTTTTTAGCACTCTTCTTTTTACTCATAATATATGATACCTAAATTCTGATATAAATCAATAAAAAAGAGCCGCCCCTTTCGAGGCGACTCTCTTTATAAGTGTTATGGTCTTGCTTATACGCAAAGTCCGATAAGAGCAGTATTGTCGATGCAGATACGACCCTCTTCAACTTTACCGTAGTAACCGATCTTGTTCTGACGAACAGAGAACTGGTCATCAACAAGAACTTGAAGCTCAGATGGAGAACCTTCACCGACAACAACAGGGCGAATAAGGGAATCCTTACTCCTGTCGATACCGATAACGATCTCATCATCAGCAGTGTTCCAAGTTCCAGAACCACCACCACCGATAACAGTAGCGCCTTCAGATGCAACGATAGCACCAAAGAGCTTGTTAAACAGTTGTCCGTTACCCATCTGGTTGATTTCCATGATGTTAATACCATAGAAGGAAGGAAGACCAGCGGCGCTGTAAAGCTCTTGACGAAGGGCTTCTGGAGCCATTTGTCCGTCAGCGGGAGTTCCACCAACAGGAGCAGCAGCGGTGCTTACAGGGTTGTAAGCCATTGCGCGGAGTTCCTCAACCATTTCTGGGGAAACCAGAAGGTCGGTGATACCAGACTTAACGCCACCAACAGGGGTTCCTCCACTGAAGGAACTGTTGATACGCTTACTCTTGGTGATCAAGTTATTGAAGTCAGCAAGCACAAAACGATCTGCTGCTGCGGAACCAATGATGCTTCCACCAGCGGAACCACTTGTTCCAGTGGCTTTAACCAGAGCGGTTGCAAGCACGTTGAAAGCAGTTTTCGTTTGTTTCATTAAGACTTCTTGAGCCATCCGAGTAAAGGTCTTGCTAACAACATCAAGACGCGCCTTACGGACATACTTGCGATCAAATGCGAGCGCACTGTCCAAGGTGTAAGTTGAGAACTTGAGTTCATTGTGAGCAGGAAATACCTGACTATAAGGAAGGCCGCCAGCGACCTGTTGAGAATACACCTCGATGTAATCCTCACCAGTGATATCGTGGAAAAGGTCTAAGGGCAAAGAAGGATTGTCGTCTTCTCCATAGGAAAGGCTGGTATACAGATTTCCAATAGTAGGAGCGTTATTAATAACTTCCGAAACGACTGGTCCAAGCAAGTCTGCGACTGCTGCCTGTGCCTCATAAGCCTCTTCACGATTATTAGATCCCATTGCTCGGATAAGAGCTAACTGATCTTCAGTTCTTTTAATTGTGATTTTCATGATCGTAAAATATTAGCAGCTAAGTTTAAGAATTGCGTATGCACCAGCGAAAGCATCGGTAGTGCTACCTTGAGATTCCCTATTACCAGTAGCGATAAAGGTTCCGATAGAGTGTGCGTGATGCTGACCGTGGGTAGCAGCAGTGCTGGTCACTCCAGTGATGGTTCCATTTAAAGAAGGAACAGCATATTGGTTGACTGTAGGTGAAACACCGTTTGTCAAACCTCTTGTGTTAATAGTAAAGATCCCTTTCGTAGCGATAGGAACAGCTTCACCAGAAACAACACACTGAAGTTCTTCTTTTTTCTGTGGATAATAAAGTAAATTTTCTCCATTTTCATCCTTGTTACGAACATCTCGTAAAAGAATTCCCAAAGCCTTTTCGTTGCCTCCAGTGGCAGTCATTTTAGTTACCTTGTAAGGAACCTCTGGATACAGGGAAAGACCCTTGCCTAAAGTATTGAGGAACGAGTCAGAATCGCCTCGCTCAACATACTGGACAGGCTCATTATCTAAGTTAGCAGAACTAACTTTGACAACGGAACCTGCTTCACCTGTTTCGGCATCGAGAGAATAGAAGTTAATAACATCATTCTCGTCATATTGACGAAACGGCAATAAACGTGTAATTTCGTTAGCCATAATTGATTAATTTGTTTTGTTTTTTTTAGTTAGAAACTTCTACTGAGAAGTTCTTCTTCAGCCTCTCGACGAAAGAAATTTGTTCACTAGCTTCTGCGTTATTATTAGGGATAGAAGCCTCGGCCTCATCTCCTTCAACTTCAAGCTCCTCTTCAGGATCTTCTTCAGTTGCTTCCTCTTCCTCTTCAGTGTCATCTCCCTCTTCGCGGCTGGCTACAGCTTCGTCGATGCGAGCTTTAATTTCAGCTTCCTGAGTTTCGATGTTCTTTTTGAGTTTGTGGGCAAAAATAACTTCAAGCTTATCTTTGTAATTGTTAAAGTCTTCATCAGAAGAACCAAGCTCCTTGACTTCTGCGGTGACTAAAGCAAGCTCTTTTTCATTAAGCTCATAGTCGCTGTCAATGAAGTTCATACGGTCATTAAAAAGATCCACAGCAGCTTTCGCCTCTACTTCGTTTTTAAGAGTATTGAGTTCTTCTTTAGTCTGCTTGAAAGAGTCTTGTAACTCTGCAAGCTCCGCTTCGGCTTTAGCCTTGGCTTCCTTTTCAACTTCCATCTTGGATGTCCAAGACTCGTTGTGTTCTACGAGAGTATCACGGATAGTCTCGCTAACAGTTTTAGCCTCTGAGCCTTCCTTCACTGCGGAAGCAACGCTCTTGGACAACTGAGTAATAAGTTGGTCGAATTGTTCTTTATCCATATTAAAAATGTTTTTTAATTTGTTTGACTTTACATTAATATTAGCGTTTCGGGAAATTTTTTCTAATTTTTTATCACTTGAGTCATCTTTAGTTGTATAAACTCCTGTGACAGCAGCGGCTGGGTTTTTAGTTAAAGCCGCTCCTAATGGATACGTTTGACCAACAATCAATCTATTAACAGGCTCGCCTTCTGGATTTTCTCCTTTGCCACCTAAACCCTTGACATATTGTTTTAGGTCTTCTTTTTCTGCACCTGTCACAACAGTTGAATCTTGTAAAAATTTAGATCCAACAGCCACTTCAAATTCTTTGAATGCTAATTCCCAGCTAGTAGAAATACTTTGATAGGTTTCGTCATCTTCATTTGAAGCTTCTTCGATTGCCTCTGCTAATTTTGGGTAAACTGACTTATAAATTAAACCAGCAGCATTCATGTAGAATGGCTCCTTTTTGTCGGCGTAAGATTCAATATCGTTATTTTTAAAGTCAAACTCTCGTTCTGAGAAGGACGCATTAATCATATGACCGACGATTTTATCTTTTTTGTGTTCGATATTAATAGGCTTATTAATAAATCTTTTTATAGCAGCTATTGCAGTTTTCGCGTCGATGCCATCGCCATTTTTGTTGAATTCATTAACTTTCGCTAAGTTAAAGACAACAGGTAAAACATCAATATTTTGATCTGGGTCAAATCCATCTGGCAGCAGTGATTCTGCGGCCTCTTGAATATTTGCCTGAGAGAGTCCGAATGCTTCAAACTCTTCATCTTTTATCTCTCTTACCTTGCCTTCAAATAAACAAATATTAAAATCATCCAATGACATACTTCTTCTTACACAGAAATTTGAGTTGAATGATATAAAATTGCAGAAGACAAGTCATCTAACTGATGTTGAGACCCCAATTCAAGAACCTTGGCGTTTACATTTAATGAACTTATTTTGTCTAAATCTTCTACTATTTCAGTTAAAGTAGGTTCCCATTCACTTGCGTCTTTTGCTATAACAATAGATTCACAAACTTGAGTAACCATTTCTTTTTTTTGCTTAGACATCCGCTTCAAACCAAATTTAGAAGCAAATTCTTTAAAGGCTAATAGTTCAAATTCATTTAATCTTTTAGTTGCCTCGACAATATTCTTTTTTGAATAATTTGAGTTTGAGACACCTACTGGTCTACCACCAGAGGGCGAGACAGGTTTTTCTTCTCGTTTTTCTGGCTCGGATGAAGTTTCACCATCATCATATAAATTTATTGTATTAACTAATGGCATGTAGTGTCCCTTTTCTCTATCGTCTACAAATTTTGTTTGAGCCGCTTCCATATCTTTCCCTTGAGGGAAAACTCCAGTATGAACAACTTGCATCCCTTGTTCTGGGGTAAGAACACCAAGCTCCATAAGTCTTGTTGCTAGCTTGGATAAGTTATTATCATCCATCGTATCTGTCTTTGCAAACTTAGCTTCTGGGAAGCTACGCAAGCCAGCAGCCTTACAGATTCTTCTAATTTCTGGATTAATAAAGTCGTGCAAGAAAGATCTCCTCGACTCTTCAAGCCTTTGGAAGAAAACCTTCATTTTCATTGTCGCATCAGAATACTTTGAATCGCCAATCAAAACATTTTGCAAACCATCTTCAATGTCTTTGTTAATAACTGCATATTTTTCTGGCCCAACAACTTTTCTAATATCAGGAATGATAAAATCTGCTTTAGTAGTATAATCAGAAACAAGCACACGACCTACGCTTTGATTTTTAAATATCTGCTGCATAGCTGCTAGATTTCTATGATTTACTCCTCCCTTGTCTGGCTCATTACCCATCGTGACAAGTAACACAACATTCTCAATAGATCTACTAATTGCCTGATCAATGTTTTTTAATTCTATTTTTCTATTGATATCGTCTAGAACAGAATAACCGACTGGAACAGCCATCGGCTCATAGTCTTGTTTTTTAGAAAAGACTACATGTAATAACTTAGGATCTAATTTAATTTGAATCCTTGTCATTGCATATTGATTCTTCCCGTTGGTAAGTGCTTCTTGCACATCTTTTGGTAAAGAGTTAAACATCTCTAACTCATGATCTGTCTCTGGTTTTTGGAGTCTAGAGATCTCAAAAGGAGTTAAGACTTTGAAATATTCATAACCACTAAAAGAAACCGAACCTTTGGTCGCTATGTCTGTAGGGTTAATCAGTAAATATTTTATAGGAATTTCTTTTCTCGCGCTTGCCCCATATGCCTCCAACATTTTTTGAGAGTTTTTAAGTGGTATTTTTCCATCCACTCTATAAAAGAAGACATTGCCCGATCTGTAATACTCTCTAAAATATTGTTCTTTTAAGTTGTGTATCCTGATTCTCTTGAACCAAGCATCAATAAATTTTCTTGATTTATCATTGCCACCCTCTAAATAAATATCAGAGTCTGCAAACTCAGACAATAGATCTACAGTCCCCCTAAATGACGAAATATTAAAGTAAGCTTTCTGACAAAGTTCTACCGCCTCCCTAGTGTCTGCCCCTCCTTTTTCATAATTAAAGGGTAAAATACCATTTTTAATATTTTCAAATTTGTTATCTAACCCCAAGGTCGCTACTGCGTTGGTTCGCGCCTTTGTTCTGGCTGTTGGAGAAGTCAAACGTGAAGCCTCGCTTGAACTAAAAATAGGTTCACCAATTAGCTCTGGACTAAAACCATCTTCTTGTGGGTTTAATAAATTTTCTATGGGAACATCCTTCTTGTTGAATTTTTCCCAATACTCTGATCTTTTGGTATATTTACGAGGCATATGAAAGTTTACACTAAAGTTATAAAAGTTACTTTGAAACTTTTCAAATCGCAAAGGGAATAAATGTTCCTTCTGGTTTCTGCTCTAAAGATGCATTCTCAGCATCAAAGAATACTTTTGCAAACCAATTGCCTAGAACTAAAGAAGAATAAGAGTCTTTTCTAGCTCTATTCGGGCCTTTCTGTCTTCTTAGATTTTGAGGCAAGTTAAATGATTGAGAGCCTTGAGGGTTAGCAATAACCTCAATGTTAGCACATTCTGACTTTGTAAGTTCAACCACATACTTTTGATGGTCAATAAAATCAATCATCATAGCTCCCTTAGAAGCCTTGGGGGATTTGACATCCCAGTTTAATTTATCTATAGGTAAATTCTTTTTTCTTTGCTCATCGAAGTGAGCATCAATTGCTCTAGAAGCAAATAAAATTCTTTTATGGTCTATTGCTGCTTGCAACATCTCATTGGCATTTCTAATCCAGTTTGATGTAGGTTTTCTTAAGATGCAGTAATTCCTTTCTCTTAAGTTATATTGATTTTTAAAACTTGTTATATCCGCATTCCAGTTCTCTGGCTTCTCTAAATCAACATCAATCACACCTATGTTTATATTTTCGTTTTTAAACAAAGCGCTTTCGTTACAAGAATTTATAAACTGAACTCCTCCATTATAGTCACCACATATACCTACAATATTAAAATGTTTCAGCAAGTATAGCATATATTCCATATGCTGTTTTAAAGAAACCCCTGCTATGGCATAACCATGAACTAAACAAACTTTTTGTGCTTCTCTGTCTATCTTGAAGACATGCATAGCAAAATGGTCAGCACTTGTGTTCCCAGCCCAGTTTGGGTCAAAAGATAATAAGTATTCATGACTGGGGTTACCAACTACTTCGACAGCGGGTAATTCTCCGTCTGGTATCGTGCAAGCGGCCATCTTTGATAATCTGTAATATCCATCACTCTCATCTATGAATTGTGCGCCAAACTCTCTTTTAAACTGCATTTCACTCATGGTGGCTTTAGCTTGTTTAAGCAGATTCTGATCGTATAGCATTGATGGGGCGCAGTCGTAACTAAGCTGCATTATTAGCCTATAAGCATCATCTTTAAGGGTATCCTCTTCCTCATCTTCTTGCCCATCCCCTTGTCCTTGTATTAATTCTTCATATTTTTTATAGAGTTTATACATATACTCAAATTTAAATGATGGAGATGAAAGAATAATAAGTTTGTTATTAGGCCATATATATCTATCCTTTTCTCTCATCTCGCCTTTGTCGATTAGACGGGATTCTAAATTGTATAGTTCCTCCCTCTCGATAGGATTCTCTACCACCCCCAGAAATGGAATAATAACTTCATTAAATATTTTTTCAGGTATCGTTAAGAACTCATCCAACACAATCCTATTAAATCGAAATCCACGAAGTCTCTCACCATTAGCTAACGGAAGGGCTATCGCCCTAGCCTTACCTAAAGTCATTGTCCATTGGTCAGTTCCTTTGGTTATCTTAAATCCACATTCTTTAATTAGACTTGCTTCGGGTTTGCTAATTATATCCTCCATCTTTTGGAAGATTTGTTTAGATTGCCTAAATGTCCCAGCAATAACCCCTATGTTTGAATTAGGGTTGAGTAGACACTCCAGTAAGACATAGATCGCAGTAGAGAACGTCTTCGACATACCACGCGAGAAAACGAACATGGAATAGTCAGAAACCATCATCCCCTTAATAGCCATAGCCTGAAAAGGAAATAACTTAACACCTAAAAATAACTCTGAAGTAAATGCTATATTGTTCCGCAAGAACTTATACAGCAAATACTTCGCTTCTTCTTCTTTGATACTGCCATCAATTCCCTTTAGGAACTCGTTGAGTTCCTGAGAAGAATGATCAAGCCGATATCCTTGTTCTCCCTTTGTCCAAGACATTTACTCGTTCGTCTATAAAATATTGTAAGTCAACATTCCACATAGCTTCTCCGTGATAAAGAATAAGTGGAATTAGCTTTTTAGCTCCTGCTCTGTTGTGTGCAAAAATGATTTGTATGTTTTTGGGGTAGTCTATAATTAAGTTTCTTATATTGTGCCATAGATAACCAAGATTAGACTTAAACTTAGAAGTCTTGTTGTCTTCTTCTAATTTGTCTATTGTTGTTTCTGCTACAACAAACATGTAAGAGTTAAACTCTACGCACCTGTCCATCTCGCGTCGAAACCTGTCGATGTCCTTACCGAAGGTTTGCCTAAAGTCATCTTGTGATTTGCGATCAACAAATGTCTTTGTATATAGGTCTCCTCTTGCAGTATAGTCTCCGAAGTCCAATTTGTTTGTTATAGAGTCTTGGAATTTAAGTGGGGCTTTTTCTCTGGTGTCTGTAAAGATAGGTAGAGCCTGATAGTCTTTCTCCCAGAAATCTTTGGGTAGATTTGCATTGAAGTAATTTTCTACCTCAAGTTCTTCTAAAAAAGCAGAATAAGAACCCCAGAACTTTTTATAGTAAAATATGCTTGCCATCTGTGACAAGTCATAAAAAAGGTTTGGTGGTGATATAGAAATTTCTTTTGATGTAAATTTATCTACTACTTTTTCTTTGATATATGTTTTGACCTCCTCCTTTGGAGCCGAGTCCATCCATAACTTAAAATTATCATAACAGTTAAAGCTATCCCTAAAATATTGATCATAAGATCGAAAAGCCAGTTTTTCACCCGTGTATAGGTCTCTTCGGTCGTAGTGTTTGACATAGTAATCTCCTATAGTTAGAGAATGAGCTTTCAAGTGAGCATGGAAGCTTCTCTTTTTGTCAAACTCTTTACCACATTCTTTACAGACAAAATTGCTCATAAGATCTCTTTTTTAGATATTCCTAGAATCCGAGCTTTGTAGTCATCCATAGACTCAAGTCGGTCAGCTTCTTCTTCGATTAGCTTGTTTTGCATCTCTGCCATCATAATCATCCTATCACGTTCCTCTTTCTCTTGAAATGCCTCCACTAGCGCAGCGATGCTCCCGTTTTGCTCTCCTCTTGCCTTTAAACGCGCCTGACGGCTTCCGTTAAGGTCTTTGGTCAAAGATTCGATTCTTTTCTCACATTGGTTTAGCTCGTCGCTGGTGGCCTTTATAAGCTCAGTAAGACGCAATGTTATATCCCGCTCATTTTCGGTGTCATTGAGCATATTGTTCAATCTGTCGATTCTTTGTTGAATATGCTTCTGCCGAACATAGTTCGTGCAAACAGTAATATACAAGTTTAGCTCATCATTTGTTAAATCGGGCTTGTCCCACACCGTCCGAACAAACTCACTCTCAAATAAGTCTCTATCTGCTATTGTTGAGTATTGATTAATGAAATGAACGAAACGAGGACTCTTCAGGTAGAAGAGAAGCCTTTCACACATTTTCTTTTGTTTTGTTTGTATTGATATTTCGTCAAATGTCTGACCAGCCCAATCGTTAACCTTCTTAATCGCCCTAGATAGCGATTTAGGAGGAGTCCACTTGTCACTAGTGATCATATCATTGTCATCGACAATCTCTGGCCTGTAACTACGGAGGAACTCCATAACCATCCTATGCTGCTGACTAAGTGGCTGTATCTCTCTATCCCGAAAAGCTAGCCTAGTAGCCTCTAATGCATTCATCCCTCTCTCGATGTTATCACTCATCAAGAATTCTCTTTGTTCAGTTGTTAAATCTATTTCTTCAACTCTTTGTGGGGTCGTTGTGTTAAATTCTAAATTATTATTAATTAAAAATGCTCTGACGGCCCTTCCTTCCTTAGAACGACCATCCAAACTATCATCTTCAAACACTATTTGTGTGATATGACGCAAATCTGGATTTTTAACGAACTCTTCTTGTATTTGAGTCTTTTGTTTCTCTGTTAATGCTAAATTGTTCATAAAATGTCATTGTTCTTTATAATCTTAAGAGCAATTAAATAAAATTTCTTTTTTAAATTTGCCATTTGTTTATATCTTGGCTTTTTTCGCTTGGCTGAGTCGGCTTTGAACCCAAATTTCTTCGCAACATCATTTTCTTCAATGTTCTCGACGTAAAGCATGTAATAAATCTTTTTATGCTTGTCACTTAACTGATCCATTACAAGTTTATGCAATTTTTGAGCAGAACCATCATAATCAACAAAATCTTTTATTGTCGCCGTTCCTGTCGAAACACCTTCTTCCAAAGCTAATGGAAGCTTTATGTTATACGCTCTTTCCTTTTTCTTTCTCCATTTAGCAAAATCAGGGCAAGATTCATCTTGCTCTTGGCTTTTAGTAAATTCGCAAGAGTTTGCCCCCATGTTATGAGGGCAGCGCAAACACGGCTTGGCAAAACTTGAATAATTATTACGAATCAGGTTTTTAATCTGATTGGATATAATCATCGAAGCCCAAGGCTTGAATGGGCGAGACTGATCCCAAAGATGCCACTTGTTATGTATATGTATTCGGATTATTTGACAAACATCATCATAATCCATCCAAGCTAAAGCGCTTAGTTGCCATTTTGGTCTATATTTTTTAAGAAGCTCTTCTAAATAATCTCGCTGACTATCAAAATCATTATTCATCGACATCTCTCATCCGAGATGAGGAACAATCTTTAATAGTTTGATCTAAAAGTTCTTTTCCATCAGGATCTTTCGAAGCTGGCCTAGAAAAACTATCTCTTTCCATTCCTGCTTCGGCAGCAGTAACAGAACCCCAAATTTGTTCAACTGTAGTCTTTTGATTAGAAGACTCTACAACAATGTCTCTTTTTAATTTATCTAAATCAACATCTAACTCAGGCTGCTCGTCCACATCTTGTTCTGTTGAAGCCTTGGATAAGCCATCGAGACTCTGCCCACATTCTGGGCAAAACTTAGGCTTCTTTACCTCATACAAGATCTTATGTCCACACGATACACAAAAAAGTTTATTCATGGCTAATTTTATTAATTTAATTGGTTTTTTTCAATTTTATCTACTAAATAGCTAATAATCTTATCTCTCATAACATCATCCTTCGTAAAATTCAAGTGATGAATCCCATGACTCCGACTTTCTTCATCGTCGAAGACCTTGCAAAATTGTTGGAAGCCAGTAGACCTAATATCACTCTGCATTGTGTCTCCACATATAAATAATGTAGAGTTCGCACTTATCCTAGTAATGACAGTTGTAAGTTCTTTTATCGTCATGTTTTGCGCTTCGTCAACGATAACGATCTTATTCCTCCATGTAGACCCACGAATAAAGTTAATCGGGGCCGCATCTACCGCATTCCTTTGTTGTAATTGTTGTTTTTCATGTGGACTTAAAAGTTCATCCAGTTTATCATCTAGGGGTCCAATATATGGATTGAATTTATCATCCATACTTCCTTTCAGAAAACCCATCCCCTTATCCGCACTCTCTGCCAAACTCCTCAAATAAAGAATATTAAGCAGATTGTCCTGATTGTGTTTGTATATAGCCGTATACACTGACAAAAATGTCTTTGCCGTCCCTGCTGGCCCACTTATAAATACTACCCTCGTATTGGGGTTCCTCATGATCTTATGAAATTGACTTTGTTTTTCTGTAAGTTCTATATGTCCCAACAAAAAAGAGTTTTTATATTTATATGACATGTATGTTCTTTTTTACACGAATAACTGAATGGTTGGTTACTTGTTTATAGAATTCACCACCCCCCCGCGCTGTGAGCGTCAAGTCATTTCTCAAAAATTCTCAAAAAACCCACCCCTACCTACCCGCCAAAAAAAAGAAAAAAAAGTGTGTTTAGGGGTTGACCCCGCTGGGTTTTCTGCTATACTACCCACATGACAGCAAACAAAGAATACTACCGCAGCGTAACTTGGGACGATGGTCGCACCGTTAAATTCAACGATGACTTCGAAGTCGAAGGCTTCACCAAGGTTACCGACATCTGGCCTTCCGAGAGTTCTATAGCTAGGAACCTTGAACAGCGCAAGGCTTTGGGCGGTGGCAAGTCCTATGGTTACCGCTACCACTCTAACCAGAGACAAGACTGGTATGTGGACTTCGACGCAAAAGCTTTCTGGGCTGATGATAACGTCTAAAAAAAAGAATAAAAAATCCTTGCACAGAATCAAAATCTAAACTATACTACACCCATGCCAGTAACAAAATCAACTCCCAAGACTGACCAAGATAAATTCTTTCAAGAGCGTAACGCAGCAACCGAAATGCGTGATGATCTTTTCTTCCTTGTCGGATGGCTTAAAGCTGACAATCCAGAGATCTCGAAAAGACTTGAAGACATTCTCAAAAACCACGACAGAAACAGAGTCGGCTGGTAATTCACTCACACCTAAACACTAACAAAAATAAAATTATGAACCATCGTTTAAACTACCTCAAGAACTTCGTCACTATCGTAATGATCACCCACGTTGCCGTGCTTGCCATCTTCGGCTTGATGGCTTACTTCGTCGGCTTGCCCCAAGCCATTGACAACATCGGAGGATGGTATGAGACCAAAGCAAACGGAGAGGTCTACTATCATGCCTATAACTTCCTACACTTCATGGCTCTCACTTACCTTCCTGCTATGGTGCTGGCTCCTTGCATCACTGCCATCGACTGGATCAATGACGCACCCGCAAGACGCAAGGCCAAGCGCACACCCAACACAATCACGGGAAAGGAATTAGTTGATATAAAACTCTAAAATAATCCTTGCAATAATCTCAAACTACACTATACTACTCTCATGACCGTTAAGAAACCAGCATTCATCTACTCCGTAATCGTTAAAGCCCTCAAAGAATCTCGCTTGAGACGCGACATGGCTAACGTAGAAGAACCAACCATTGACAAATACACCGCTGCTGTGATCACTGATATGTGCAGTGAAGCAGTTGCCGACAATAGCGACATAAAAAACTTTCGCGGAACGTGTGAATGGATACTCGAAACCATCTTGCGCCTACGCAGAGAATCAGTGCCAACGATCTCTCCGACTTGTCACCATAGACTTGTCAAGAAGGATCTAATGGTTGTGGGCGATGATCTCGCCGCGAACAGCATGGATAAAAAACTTTCGGTAGGGTAGACTACCGCTGTCATGGAGCCTCGTCACCCCAACGGGTGGCGAGGTTTTTTCTTGTAAAAAAATAAATAAAAAGCTTGACAGCGTAACTCACTGATACTCAACGAGTTACGCGCGGCGGCCCGCCCCCGCCCCGTAACTCCTTGATAACCAACGACTTACGAAGATTCCTCATGTATCATACTTTTAGATCAACGCAAGCATTTAAATGAAAAAAAATTAACCTGTCTGACAACTTAAAAAAAATCATTTTAAAGGTAAAAAAAGCTTTTAATTCATACGGATCTGTGCTATACTTCTCCCAGCAAGAAAGCTCTATAGTTTAAAAAGTAAAACATTCTCCACGACCTCTTCAATAACACGCTCGATGATAATCTCGGCGCGAAAGTCACCGCAACCCCAATGGTTCGGGCGAGAAAGACAAAGGTGCAATTCCTTTTAGAGCGACCAATTTCCCAAATACAAACACTATGAACGTATCAAAAGAAGCACAGGAAGCACTAGCAGCAATGAAGAAGGCCGAAGACAATTGGAATAAGATGGTCAATAGAACCGTCGAGGTTTCGGAGCAATTCGTAAAAGAAGCCCGAGAGTTCCAGAAAAAACAGCGCGAATGGTTTATAAAAGATGTGCCTAATCAGCCAAAGCAAGCCCCTCATTTTCTTCCTTAAAAAAACAAAATAAAAGGTTGCACTATCTCAAAAACTAAAGTAGATTCTACTCATGACAGAAAAAGAACAAATCGAACACCTCAAAGATCAAATCTTCAAACTTCAAATGGTAATGAAGGGAGTTTCAGGCATCGCAGCAGCAAGGTCTTCATTCCAAGAGACTTCTGCCTTTAACAAGGAGACCTTCAAAAGAATCGAGAGCCAACTTGATGAAGCAGTCAAGGAAGTTCAGTTAGGGTAGCAAGGGTTTCGACGGGACGCAAGTCGCGGATGGGGGTTCGACTCCCCCGCTATCCACCAAAAAAAAATCAAAATAAATACAAAAAAAGCTTTTTACTCACTCAAATCTCTGTTATAATTCTCTCGTTATGAAAAACACCACTACCACTACCACCACCCGCTTCGATCACTCTCTCTATGGACTCAGTGATCAAGACCTCAAGAACAAGCTCACCAATCGCGTTGTCACTTACTGGAACAGCGAAGAATCCTCCGTCAAGAATGATGGTGTCCGTCAGTTCGTGATCAAGTCAATCGACCACACCGATCACGCTAAAGGTTCGGGTCGTCGCTACATCCAAGGCGAGGTTCAAGACCTCGACGATGGAGGCAAGACCAAGTTCCGCACCTTGCACGTTGCAGGGATCACCAAAGTTAAAGGTCGCGTGGCGACCGCTTACCAGCTAGCCAAATCAGTTTTTTAAGTGCATAGCGTGTTGCCCGTCAGTCTCTTCGGAGGCTGGCGGGTTTTTTTTGCATTAAATTGTTTTTTGGCCTTGACAGCCGTAACTCCTTCATACTCAGTGAGTTACGCGCTGCGGCCAGCCCGCCCTGCGTAACTCCTTGATACTCAACGAGTTACGTCACCTTACAAAATATGCATTGTAATACCCTGTCAAGCCAAATATTTGGCTATTTGATATTTGTTGTTCTAACCTGTAACCTAAGAAAAAAAAAGATAAAAAAACATTTGCACTCCTGCGATCTTCTGGTAGGTTACTCGCATGACAGTTCAAAATCCTATTGGCCAACTCGCCCCGATGACAGAATCTGACCTGCGCGACATGCTCAGTGATGGGCCTCGCTGCGGGAACTGGAACCCTACGCCCGATGAGGTGCAGGAGGTTCTCGCTGAGATCCACGCTGATCTCGGTGATCGCGATCCTAACTGGTCTACTGATCAGGACGGATTGGACCCCTCAGACGCTCAAGCCCTCCAGTCTTACCTCGACGCTGAATAATCAAAAGAGACAAGACTCTCTTCAAGGCTCCCGAAAGGGAGCTTTTTTTTTGTGCTTTTATGTAAAAAAAAGATTGCCAAAAGCAAATTATCTGTTACACTACTCTCATGTATACGTTCAGCTACTACATCGTCGCCAGCACAGGAGTTTACACAGGAGTCGCGATGTCGCGTTCTCCCAAGAAGGCTTCTGAAGAAGCCTCGCGGATCGCTTGGGAAAATCTCTACGAGGGGGATGCCAAGGCTCAATACTGTTCGGGCATCTCTGTGGAGGGGTGGACGGCGTGGCGGGGTCATAAAAAAATCGCGGAATACATGGACATCTAACTCCTTGATAATCAGGGAGTTACGGGGCGGGGGTAGGCCGCAGCGCGTAAGTCATTGATATACAACGAGTTACGACTGAAAAAAAATTAATTTAAATGCAGAAATCGCTTGCATATCTGGCGATATTTGGTAAACTATTTGTATCGAAGCTATTTAACCTATGCTTCTCTAACCTACAACAAAAACAGACCATGCTCAGAAAAAAATTAAAATTCAGCAAAAAACCTCTTGCACTCACTCAAAATTCTGCTATACTTACCTCAATGCAAACAAACACCATTACTGCCAACCTCACCCTTCCTACTAACCCTGTGCAACTTGCTTCTGCCCTTACTGGCAAGACAGTTCACTATACAACTAAAAAAGATTCTTCTGTTACCTTCGACAGAGAAAGGGTCTTCAAGGTTGAAGCCGTAGAGGACGTTTCAATCTCTCAATCAACGGGAGATCAATATGTAAATGTCAAGATCATTGACCCTCAAGATGGTGGTAAGGAGAAATACAGAAACCTCATTGTAGATAGAATTTCGACTGTTGTGTAGGTGTGTAAACGCATGAGGGGTGGTAGGTGTGTGTGTGTCTTAAGTCCTGCCACCCCTTTCTACAACAAAAAATTTGACAAACAACAAACAATAGAATAAATTAGCATCATGCCTAAATCATCAGAAACACTTCGTATCGAAGTAAAAACACAGGAACAAGCCGCCATTCTTAACTATGCACTTGGCTTGGTTCATCAGCACCTCGCAAGTCGTCTTGAGGAGGTAGAAGATAATAAACTTGATACCTTCTTAGATAATGTTAAGTGGACGCGCAAACATGCAAAGTCTCTTAATGACAAGTTTTCTCTTAGTGAGTTACAGAATTCCTAGCTAGGATATAAAAACAAATTTCATCTGCGGTCTCTGTGCCGTTGGTGTCATAAAAACACAGAGGCTCCCAGTGGTGGGCGAATAAACCGCTAGGTGGTAACAGTGACCAACTCTTAATTGACTGGCACTCGTCAACAAGCCGACCCTCCCTCACTCTTCTAGACAGTGAGGGAGGGGACCACTTTCTTGCTACATGGGGTAAGTCCCGCCCCCCTTTCGTTTCATCTATACGGGGGGCGGGGCTTTTCTTTGGGAGTGTAGCTCAACGGTTAGAGCAGGGGACTCATAATCCCTTGGTTGCGGGTTCGAATCCCGCCGCTCCCACCATAACTCATTGATACTCAGGAAGTTACGCGCTGCGGGCGGCCCCCGCCCCGTAACTCGTTGATACTCAACGACTTACGAAGGAAAAAGAAACACATGTTTTTAAGTCTGTCAAGCAGAAAAAAAATAAAAGAAAAAGCTAAAAAAGGGTTGCATCAAATCAATTATGTGGTAAACTTCTTGCATGTTGATACTAGCTAAAAACAAAGTCGATTCCGAGCAACTTGCAAACGTCGTTACTCCTGCTGCTACGGATACCCACACTCCAATCGGTCACGCACTCCTTGCGGAGCGCACTCGCAATGTCATCGCGAAGGCTGGTCTTGAGATCACTCAAGAAGAACACGCCATCGCGCGTGGCGGTCTCCGCTACTTCGGCGGCTTCGCCCTCAAGGGCGAGGCAATCGACGGGGATGATCGCAAGCTTGTGCTTGGTCTCCGCAACGCGCACGACAAGTCCTTTGCAGCTTCCGTGTGCATCGGCAACCAGATGATGGTCTGCGAAAATCTTTGCTTCTCTTCTGATGTGAAGCTCGCTCGCCGTCACACCGTCAACATCCTTCGGGATCTGAACACGGTCCTTTCGTCTGCCGTCAGTCGCGTTACCTCGCACTGGGCTGACATGGGCAATCGGATTGCTTCCTACAAGGAGAGTGAAATCTCTAAGGAGGCAGCTTCCGACTTGGTTGTCGATCTTGCCGAGATGGGTGCGTTTCCTGCGCGTTCCGTCTACAAGGCGATTCAGGAGTTCCGCAACCCTCGCCATGAGGAGTTCAAAGGCGGGACGCTCTGGACGCTCTACAACGGAGTGACCGAGCATCTCAAGGGTGGCGACCTTACCAAGTTGCCACAGCGCACGATGACCACGCAGTCTGTCTTTGACAGGCTCGCGGGCCACAAGCCCAAGATCGTCGAGGCCGAAGAGATTGCCTTGCCCGCATAGCCCTGCCGCTACCATCACAGGCCCGCATTCCGAAAGGGGTGCGGGCTTTTGCTTGCAAAAATAAAATGTTTTTTTAGTTGACACGGTATTCAAGCCTCATAACTCGTTGAATATCAACGAGTTACGGGGCGGGGGCCGCCCGCGCAGCGTAACTGCTTGATACTCAAGGACTTACGACTGAATTTTAATTCTTTTTTAATTTGACAGTTTTTTTTCTTTGGGGTATATTTTTGCCATGACGACTATCGGATCAAAGACATATAATGTTTCTCGACGAGGATCACGGACAAACCCGCATGACCTACCTTTTGATTTTGTATTTGAGTGGTTTGATGGAACAGAAGAAACAGGTATTGTCTGCTCATTACACGCAGCGATAAAGCTGGCAGAAGAATTTGAAAAGTTCGGTTATAAAGAGTTAGAGGGCAGCATTCAATTTACCTCTGCAATTTAAATTCATTTTTAATTGACTAATCAAAATAATCTGTTACATTACCCACATGGCAAAACTACTTAACGATGGAAATTCCAAAACAAGCAAGGGAGAAAAGTATGGTTGGAAAACCTACGGTATACACCTTGCCCCATATAACCTATCAGGAAAAAATGTTTGTGCTTCTGCTTCTGCTGGTTGCGCTGCTGCTTGTCTCAATACTGCTGGTCGTGGATCAATGAATTCAGTTCAAAATGCCCGAGTTAAAAAAACACAGAGGTTTCATGAGGATCGGGATGGATTCCTATCGCAGTTATTCAAAGAAATTAAAAGCTCGATTAAAAGTGCTACGAGAAAAGAACTAAAGAGTTGCTTCCGTTTAAATCTTACAAGTGACATTCTTTGGGAGCGATTTGTTGTTGGGCATTTTCCAGATACTCAATTTTACGACTATACTAAACACCTAAATAGATTCGTTCGTTTCTTGGAGGGTAAACTACCAAGCAATTATCATCTCACTTTTTCAAGGAAAGAGAATACTCCTGACACGTTGGTAAAGAGCTTGTGTGCAAGTGGCGGCAATGTTTCGGTTGTGTTTAGAAACAAGTTACCTAAAACGTGGCTTGGAATAGAGGTAATTGATGGCGACGATTCCGATCTACGTTTTGAAGATGGTAATGGCAAGATTGTCGGGCTAGTAGCAAAAGGTAAAGGAAAGAAAGACAAAACGGGCTTTGTCGTTGATCCGCAATAAAAATTAATAAAAAAGACTTGCAACAAGCGAAAAAAGAATATACACTACCAGCACTATGGGACTCGATCAAAACGCATACAAAGTAAAAAGCAGTTACGCACCCTCCACCAAAACCCGAACCGTCAGAACTACAGAAATCTGTTACTGGCGCAAGCACAATGCTTTACAGGGTTGGATGGAAGAACTCTGGTGTCAAAAGACTGGGAAGACAGCGGAGAGTCTTAATTGTGCAGACCTTCCACTCACTTCCGAAGATCTTGATAAATTAGAGGAGGCAATCACCAAGAATAAACTTCCTAGCACTGTGGGATTCTTTTATGGCTCCGACACTAGCCAAGACGAAAGTCGCAAAGAATATGATCTAGACTTTGTTTCTAAAGCTAGGGAGGCTATCGACGAGGGATATGAAATCACCTATTCTTGCTGGTGGTAATAAAAAAAATGCAGGAAAATCAAATAATTTTTATAGTAATAGTAACCGCAATAGTAATAATATTCTTTACATGACAATAGAAGTAACACAAAAGGACGTTTATGGAAACACCCTCACCTATGTGACAGATGAATCTGTCAGGAACTCCATAAAGAAGCTAACAGGAAGAAAAACTTTGACCGACTACGATATTGAAGCTCTCAAGGAACTCGGCTTCGTCTTAGTCCTCAAGCAAATGACCGTCAAGATCTAGCCCATCCCCGTAACTCCTTCATAATGAGGGAGTTACGCGCGGCGGGCCGCCCTCTCTGCGTAACTCGTTGATAATCAGTGACTTACGACAGATCAATGTATAAAAAAAACCGCACAAACGTGCGGTTCTGTGGTATGCTTATTTGCTTATTAAGGCTTTAACCTATAACCTAAGACTGAATTTTATATGGACTGCTATCAGGATTATTAAGTTCATTTGCTACAACCTGAAGCTTACCATATGTTTCTTTCTTTCTACCTGTAAGCCATATACAATCCCAACGCTGTCTTCGAGGTTTGCGGTGGTAGTGCCGATAGACCTCACCTGTTTCTTTATTAATGAGTTTCCATTTACCCTTGATTGTCTTTACTGTGCCACCATTCTCTTCTGGGGTATAGCATCTTTCAGGTCGTGCGCCTACCTTGATACACATGCGCTTCCACTCAGCGTCGTGTCCGTGACCGCTTCCCGTGAGGGCATGGGCGATCTCATGGAGAACAACATCTTTAGATTCTTCTATTGTATTAATCAGAACTAGCTTCTTTGTAATACCAATTTCTTTTTTGTAGTATCTACATTGCCCGTATCTTTGGGTAGCCTTATTGTCCCAGACCATTTTCCAGCCTATTCCTGCTAAACACCATTCTTCAAGCTTCTCTTCTGCGAACTTCTGTATTTCTATTAGCTTGTTCATTGATTTAAAGTAACGATTATTGTTATTATTACTAGGAATATAATCCACCATTGGTAAAGAGTCATTTACTGGGTGATTATGTGTTCAATGTGCTTCTCAATATACTGCTCGAAATCACCAATATTATTTAGGTGTTTACGTCGCTCTTCAAGCGCCTCTTGGAAGGGATCTAGATGTGGGTCAGTTGGGATTGTTCCTATGATATGTCCTTGATGATTGGACCAATAATCTCTGGGGTGGAATTCACAAGAACTAATAGCCTCTCTTAATTCATTAATAGCAGATAGGATTTTAACATTCCCCTCTAATAACATTTCTTTTGATGTGCCATTAAGGTTAACTGTCGGCAGTGGATACTCTTTTGTTTCAGTCATGCGGAAACTATACTCCCCACCTACGGTGGGGTCAAGAATAAAAATGAATAAAAATCACTAAAAATCAAGAAAGTAATCACTCAAAAGAT